TAAAAATCCTAAGTCTTTAGAGTATTTAGAATATTTTAATAATGGAACAATTGACCACATAACAGCTTGTAATATGGTCAATGAGGGAATGAATTTAACTAATTGTCAGGTAGGTATTTATGCAAATTTAAATAGTTCTGAAGCAATTATTAAACAAAGGATGGGAAGATTATTAAGACACCCTAATCCTGTTATTATAATCCCATATTATAAAAACACACGAGAGGAAGAATTAGTAAAGGTGATGCTTGAAGATTATAATCCTAGTTTAGTAACTGTAATATCAAATGAAAATGACATAAAAATATGAAATTAACAATAGATGAAGATTCCTTTAAAAAGGTAGGGATTTCCATCCCAGAAGCTTTAATGATTCTTTTAATAAAAACAGGTGTAACTATAAGTGACCTTATAAAAGAGATGAAAGAAAAGCAAATTATAGTGGAGGAAAACTCTCTTATGGGAAAATCTTTACTGGTAACCCAGAGATGGAATGACCTTTGTGATAGTGCCTTACTAAATGCAGAAGATAATATCCCAAAAGGAGAAAAACTATCTACATTGGCAAGAGCACTTATGGATTGTTTTCCAGAAGGAAGAAAAGAGGGAACTAGTCAATATTGGAGAGGAAATATTAGAGATATTACTCTTAAATTACAAAAGTTCTTTAAACTTTATGGAAATAAATATACTGATGAACAATTGATTAATGCAACTAAAAGGTATGTAACTTCCTTTAATGGAAGGTATCAATTTATGAGAGTACTTAAATATTTTATTTGTAAAAATGAAAAGAAAGTAGACTCAGAGGGCATTAATTATATTGAGGAAGTTTCAGACTTAGCTGCTTATATAGAAAATGAGGGGCATGAAAAGTCCCTTAAAGATGATTGGATGAGTACAATGGTATGAGTTATTTTAATGAAGTATTATCTTATTTAAAAGATAAAAGAGAAAGAGCATTAAGTGGCCTATATAATTGTATTCCTTGGCCATTTCCAAGATTTAGATTGCTATTTCCAGGAACTCAGATGGGCAGGTATATTATATGCACTGCTAATCAAAAAATTGGTAAAACTAAATTCTGTGATTTTATTTATGTATATGAAGCAATTGACTTCATTATAAAACATCCTGAAGTTAGACTTAAAGTATTGTATTTTTGCCTTGAAGAGAGTCCAAGAAAGAAGTATATAGAATTTCTATGTCATCTTTTGTATAGGCTTGACCATTTAATTGTTACTAACACTGATATTGAAAGTACTGATAAAGATAATCCTATATCAGAAGAAGTGCTTAATTTATTAGAAACAGAGAAGTATCAAACTTATATTAGAAAATTCAATGAAACTGTTACTTACATTGATGACATTAGAAATCCCACGGGAATCAATAAAAGATGTAGAGAAGAAGCTTTGGAGCATGGGCATTTAAATTTTAAAACTATACAAGCACCAAACCAAGTAACAGGCAAACTTGAAGATAGAAAAGTTGTAGATACTGTTAATCCTTACACTCCAAATGATTCTGAGGAGTATAGAATTATAATTCTTGACAATGCTTCAAACTTAGCTCAAGAAAGTGGTTTAAGTAAAAGAGAAACCATTGAGAAAATGTCAAAGTATTTTATTACTTTGAGAGACCAGCTTAAATATACTATAGTGATGATCCAGCATCAGTCTCAGGACAAAGAGGGTAATGAATCATTTAAACTTAATAGAATCAAACCCACCTCAGATGGCCTTGCTGATGCAAAAACCACAACCCGAGATAGCCAACTATATCATATATTACAACTGTATTTATAGTATTGCACAAACCAAAATTTAATATTATCTTTGCCCAGTAATTAAATAAAAAGATTATGGGAAAAACTACAGAGAAAATTACTAATTCAATGAAAGATAAACTTATATCTTTATATGAAGAAGGTAAAATGGATACTGAAATTGCAAAGATTTTAAATGTTTCGAGGAGTGCAATATATTATTGGAGAAAACAGTTAGATTTAAAAACAAAGTTTACTTACGATAAAATATCAAAAATAAACAATAAAAAGTTTGAAGAGCTTTTTAATAAGGGATTAAGTGATAAAATAATAGCAGAGAAATTAAATATGTCTCCTGATGGAATTTATTCACATAGAATGAGATATAATTACAAAAGAGAGAATTTAAATAGAAATAAAGCTATTAAATTATCAGAATTTCAAAAACAAGTTTTAATAGGAACATTATTAGGTGATAGCTCTTTAATAAAAAGAGGAAATCAAAATACTAAAATTTCATGTGAGCATTGCATTGCTCAAAAAGAATATTGTGAATATAAAACTAAAATATTTGAAAGTTTAGGAGCAAAATGCTATTACGCTGAAAGAAAAACAGTTGATAAAAGAAATAACAAATTATATAAAAGTTACGTAATGTCTGTTCCTGCAAATCCTGAATTAAATGATTGGAAAAATTTATTTTATATAAATAAAAAGAAAGTAATTCCTTTTAATTTATTCAATAATTTTACTGAGGTATCTCTAGCTTTTATGTATATGGATGATGGCAGTAAAACTACTAATGGATATACTATAAGTACTAACTGTTTTAATAAAGAGGAGCTATTACAATTTAGAAAATTTTTATTTAATAAATTTAATATAGAAACTTCTTTATTTAAAAGAAATGTGCTATATATAAGAGCCATAAGTAAAAATACCTTTACTAAATTAATTTCTCCTTACTTTTGTAATTGTATGAAATACAAATTACATAGTGTCTCGTAACTTCGTGAATCTGGGAAAACCATAGTTATTACATGGTAACCCTTATCCAAGCTATATAGTAATATATAGAAGGAACAACGACTAGTAGATACTTTCCTAACAAGTGGTGTTGAGGAAAATGAACTACCAAGAGTGCGGAGCTATAGCCTATATATACCAATATTTAGTGGTTATAGAAGAGATAGTCTGAACTGTATATAATACATAAAATACAGAAATACAAGATAAAGAGCTTGTATGATAACAATTTGGCTAACATGGTGATAGGATTGTATAGTCCATTTAAGTATGGTTTAACAGAGTATGAAGGATATGATATTACTAAATTTAAGAACCATATTAGATTTATGGAAATTCTTGAAGATAGAGATTATGGTGCCAATGGTAATATATGTCCTCTTTACTTTGATGGAGCAGTTTCTACATTTTCAGAATTGCCAAGAGCTAATGATGTACAAGCAATGCAAAGAGTATATAACTTTCTCGAAGAAAAGAAGTTAAAGAAAAGGTCTTGGACAACATTAACAACATTTAGTAATCTATTTTTATTAATAACAACAAAATTTAAGAAACATGATTGAACTACCTACTGAGAGAAGTGTAGTTATTAACTACAACCCTAAGTTACTTATACTTATGGGTAGACCAAAACAAGGTAAGTCCTCATTAGTAGCATCCATTGATGATAATCTTATTATAGATTTGGAAGATGGATATAGAGCACTTTCAGTAATGAAGGTACAGGCAAGAACTGTGAAAGACCTTGAAGAGATTAAAGCTGCTATTCTTGCTAAAGGTAAGGAACTTAAAAAGGCTCCTTATAGATTTATTACTATTGATAATGCAACAAGGCTTGAAGAAATAAGTCTTATCCTTGCTGCTGATATGTATAGAAGTACTGCAATGGGTCAAGGTTATGGTTTACTTAAAGATACAACAGGTATGCCAATAAAAGACCCAAAGACAGGAAAGACTGTAATTGACCCTAAGGCTGATGTAAGAACACTACCAAATGGTGCTGGTTATACTTATTTGAGGAAAGCTCTTAGACATCTTATTGATATGTTTAAACCTTTATGTGAGACTCTTATTTTAGTAACTCATGTTAAGGATAAACAGATTAGAAAAGATGGTCAAGAAATGTCAGAAATGGCAGTGGATTTGGCTGGTAAGTCAGCAGACATTATTTGTGGAGAAGCTGATGCAATTGGCCTTATTTACAGAGATGGTAATAAAACTTTTGTATCTTTTGAAGGTGGAGATAACACTATTAAAGAAGCCAGGTGTCCTCATCTTAGAGGTAAAAAGATACTTGTAGCTGAGTCAAATGATAATAATGAGGTAACATTTGATGCCTCTAAAATATTTATTAACAACAAATAATTAAACAAATGGAAAAGAAATTCACAAAGTTCGAGCTGGCAAGATTCAAAAGAACAGCTCAAAATGTAGAAGAGTATCTCAAGAAGAAAAGAAAACTTGAGGCACAAAAAGAAAAGATTGATGCAGAACTTGCAGAGGTTATTCAATTGATTGAACTTACTGATGCTCCCACTAAGGCAGCAACTGGTGGTTATGGAACTGAAGATATTATTAAGAAGATAGTCACACCTACAGATAAACTTGATAAGAATGGTAATGTTCTTAAAATCACATCATTTGAATTTATTTATCCTGAGACTATTATTCCTCCTGTAGTAGAAACTGAAGAGGCACAAGTAGAAGCACCTACTCATGAAGAGGAAACTAATGAAGAATCATTTAATTTTTAATCTTAAAAACATAAAATTATGGCAATTGCAAAAGGTACA